GTCCGATGAACCTCTGCCGGAGACGGTCGGGGAGGCTATAGCGGTGGTGGAAAAGTGGAGGGATAAGAATGGACGAGCAGCAACGTGAACCGTCATTTTCGCCAGAGTTTACGAATCAGGTACAGGATCAGGCGCGGTTCGTCTGCACGGGCTGCGGCCATGAGGCCAATGCCGACACCAACGCGGCGATCAATATCCTACAACGGGGGCTGGATAAGTCCTTGAAGCCTGCTGAGGGGCACCGCGTTTGGCGGCCCGAGGACGCAGGAAGCATCCGGAGGGCCGCATGAAGCCCACCAGAACCCCCGCCCTTCAGGGCGGGGAGCATGTCAGCATAGCGCCAGAGCCAGTCATACCGCCGCTTCGGTCCGTCATGGCCGATCCCGAAGTGGTTGCCATCATGCAGGCCGCGCCGGAGCCTCTACAGGACGCCCAGACAGCCACAGATGCGCCACAAGAGCCCGAAGTCTCGCCGGCCGTCGCCGCCGTCCTGACCGCTACGCACGACCCGGAAAACCCGTGGCACTTCATGCCGGACGCCATGCGCGACGGGTCCATACAGGAGGGGATTGACATCTCCGGCCGCGTCTTCAACATGATGTGGCGCCAAACCTCGCGGCATAACGGCTGGCGCTGGGTGCCTCACGGGTTCTGGTCAGACCCGATGAACCGGCAGCCGATTAAGGATGAGCCAGTGGCTTGGCGTGTGGCGACGGGGCGCGTGGCACCGGGAGCGATCATGGCATGAGTGAAGACGATCGCCCGCGCTATCGCCACTACTTCAGGTGCCGACAGTGCGCCACTCGATTTCACGTCGATCGCCTCACGTCCGACCCTGCCAAGGTGAAGACGCCACGCTGCCCACGCAAGGCGTGCGGCGGTAAGGCCAAGGAGTCGCACGTCCCAGACCTGGGACTTGACGTTGCGGCCGGTAAGTTCCCGATGACGCCCAGCGTCCACGCCACGGCGTTCGACACCGCGCTGAAATTCGTCGCCGAGGATCAAGGTGTCACCAACATCCTCGATCACCGCAGGCCGGGGGAATCGTCTGCGCCGCCGCTTCCGTCTCACTTGCAAAAACAAGCCGACTCATTTTGGGGTGGTGGTCAGAAGCAGAAGACACGCACCGTGCGGGCCGACCTGTCACCCATTTACGGTGAGCGCGCCATCTCCGCCCAAGCCGGTTCACCGGTGATGGGACAGAACTTCAGCGCCGCCACCTCGCCCGGCGTCGCCCCGATCCTTACCTCGAAGGCGCCTGGATCGTCGCCCGTGCCGGAGCACCGCGTTATCGGATCATTCAACCCGAAGTAGTCCAGAATCAGCAGGTTATTGCAGATACCTCACGCTGCGTGGTAACCATGCGGCATGAAGATACCGTCTAAGGTCAAGGATAGGGCGCGATGGGCCGCGAGGTTGGTGCGAGCTTGCACCAATAGCCGGTCTGAGCGTGTGCAGCGCGGACTGTCGTTCCGGAATCTGTTTTTGACCGGCGATGAAAATGGCGTGCCGCAGACATTCCTCCGCACCCAGGACATGATTCGCGACATCACCGCGTTTCTGTTTTCCCCCGCCGATCTCCGTTTCACGATAGATTATTTCGGACAAGTGTCGCCGGCTGAACGAGCCAAAGGAATGGCTGCCGCCAGCGGCTTACATCAGTACATCACCGAGGCGGAGGTTGACGAGGCTTGTTCATCGGCGACTCTGTGGGCGCTGATTAAGGGCAAGACCATCATGCAGATGGTATGGTCTCGCAATGGCCTAGAGCCGTATCTGCTTCAGCCTGAGAGTTTCGGTGTTTTCAACGAATCGATCGCCTCGCTTGAACAGCAAGAAGCCTTCGTTCACACGAGTTTCCCAACACGCTCGCGATTCGCGCAGATCATCAGCGGCCTTCCGATCAATCGGCAGATAGAAATTATGAAGACGGTTGACAACCTTGCAGTCAGGGCCAGAGAAGGTGAGGACCATAACAACGTTCTGAAACAGGTTATTGTTGGCGGTTTGTTTCCTTACACCACGTCAGGGTCGCCTGCGCAAACAAGCGGTGGCATGGTCACTCACCTGTTTGCGCCGCAGGCTGCGATGGAGGCTGGGGTTGTCGAATCTCTCGTGCCGATGGACGAATTGTGGGTTTGGAACGACGATCAGGACGATTGGGCGACACTGACGCTTGTCGGGGATCAGTTGATCTTCGGCGGCCATGAACTGTTCAATGCGTTTTCCAGCCAGAACGCGATGAAAACTCGCGATGACAAGAATCCGCTTGCTGGAAAGCATGGATTTGTCGAGTTCTGTCCTCTGCCTTTGGAGGGATATTTCTGGGGTATCAGCTACGTTTATCTCGTAGCACTCTTGCAACGGTCCATCAACAAGAGGATTGACGGCATCAACATCATGCTCCGTAAGCAGGAGGACCCACCACGGTTCATGTCGGGGTCAACCACGGTCAACCAGAACGCCTATGCTAAGCTGAACCGACCCGGTGGTTACTTCACGGATGGATCGCCGACCGCGAAGATACAGGACATCGTGAAGGACGTGCCTGGGGACATATGGCGCGACTTCACGCAGTTGAACCAGATGTTCGACACTATCGCCGGCACCCCGAACATCACGCAGGGCCAGGGCGAGGGCTCTGTGAGGTCTCAGGGCCATGCGGAGACGCTGTTGCGCACTGGTGCGGCCCGGCACAAGGACCCGGCCTTGAAGATCGAGCGTTCGGTGGCAAACGTCGGCGGTATCAGCCTGTCTCTGCTGCAAGCTAAGTCCACGGAGACGCTGACGGCGTGGCTGCCACCTGGCATCGAGTCGGGGGAGATTGATGAACACCCAGACCCGACGCTTGAGCCGCCCGTGAAGGGCATGAAGCCGGTGAGCTTCCAGTTTAGGCATCTATCGAACAAGGCTCGCGTGGCGGTAGATGGACATTCGTCCAGCCCGGCGTTCTCCGAGGAAGCGCGGCAGTTGGCGTTTGCGCTCAACAAGGTTGGGGCGATGTCGCAGACGCGGTTGATTGAAGCTGTTGATCCCCCGAATAAGGATGCTCTGATAGAGGATGCTGAACGTCGCGATATCACTCAAGCCGAGTTGGTGAAGGAACATCCGGAATTGGCGTTCAAACCTCAGCATGGCGGCAAACATCACTAAAGTGGCAGCGGGCCGGGGAGTCGAACCCACGATACGCGGAACCAAAATCCGCTGCACTACCGTTGTGCTAACCCGCCACGTCTGGATCGGCCCCGTCGAATATCACAGCCTCCCGGTTTGTCACGCTGCCAAAGCGCGGAAAATCCAGTCTGACCGTCTCCGACCTATCCACCATTGTGCCAGTCTCGGGTCGATGAGCCTCGGGAATACGGGCCAGTTCAACATCAGTAAATGCGCGCCGGATCGTGGTTCGGCGCACAAACGTCCCGCGTTTGAAGTGGTTCGGGTAGTCGTTGAAGTTTATGCCTTTGGCGAAAAGCATCTCCTGCATTTCGGCACCGTTCTTGTGGTCCAGCGCTTTGTGCGAATAAACCGACCGCGCCGCCATGCTGATTGCGTTCTTGGTTGCGTCTTGCTCGCGCCATAGGAATACATTGGCGGCTTCGGAACGGTTCGGTAGCTGAAACACGCGACAATCGAAGTGGGGCAGATTGTCGATCCGCCCGGCGTATGAGCCTTCCCAACGCAAGGCGTGGATGAAGGCCGCTGTAGCGAATGACGCCAGCACGCTGGTCATCTTGGCAATGCGATGGTCGAAGAAGATCGAGCTATCCGACCGCTCGGCCTGCCAGACCAATGATATTTCGTCGCTCTGCGTGTAGCCGATACGGGCATGCGTTTCCTCAACCAGCGCCTCTGTGGTGCGGATCATGGCCTCGGTCATGGCGAGATCGTAAGGGCGATCCATGCCGCGCGTGAAGGCGGAGAAATTCCGGCCGTCGATCCTAGCATAGACCGGCAGCATCGGTAGGAAGCGCCGTCCAGCCTCACGCGCTTCGTAGTCCTTCATGCGGTCGCCAAGCGAATCACTCATCTCTGTCTCGTCGTGTCCATAGGCAAGTCATTAGAGCCAGACCCAGCACCATCGGCGGCGTGAAGCGCCACCATGCGAATCCAAGCCGCAAGTTTCAGACCGCGCTTTTCCGCAGATGCCTTGCAACCTGCCATCTGGCGCGGAGTGAACTGAATCTCCACCCGTTCCGTCATCTTATCCATACATGGCTTATACGTATCTTGCCCGAATTAGTCCAGTAGATAAAATAACCAAGCTTTACCAATGATGTAGTTGACGATCTTAAAGTATGCTCTTAACCTAGCGTTCGTCCGGCCATCGCCGGTCCCCGCTGTCTGGTTCGCGGGCATCAAACGACAGGAGTCTCGCTCATGGACGTCCGTTTTCGTGGCAAGCGCCACGGCAAGCGCCGGTAATCCGATGGACCTGCGCAATCGCATGAAGCGCCACGGTAAGCGGCGCTGAATCAAACCGGCCCGCGCTTGCGTGATGCGGCGCGGGCCAGTCGCTTTTGAAGGAGGTTAGGTGTCCGGAAGTTTGGGACCGATGCCGCAAGGGGTGCCAGGGGGCGGGCTTCCGCCCGGCATGACCGCGCCCCCAGCCAATCTAGGCGGCGTCACGATCCCACAGTCGAATCCGGGCAACATCAAGGGTGCAATCGAGAAGCTGCACGGCGCGCTTCAGCTTATCAATGACGCCATGCACCAGATACCGATCGGCACGCCGCTCTACACGGCAACGTCGGACATCGCCACGAAGCTGAGCAAGCACATCGGCGAGGTCAAGGAAGACGCCCAAAGCACCATTCAAACGATGCTCCAGGCCATCCAGCAGATGAAGCAAAATCCGCAGTTGGCCGCTTTGCATCAAGGGGGCGCTGCCCCCGGCCAACCCCCGCCTCAACCGCCAGCCATCGCACCGGCGCCATCGCCGGCTGCGTTGGCTGCATAAGGAGGATACCGATGAGCGACGCGCCAGCACCGGCTACGGACAATCTTTCGGTTGCCCTCAGGTATGCCGAGACCAACCACCCCGGAGAGACACCCGATCAGGTGGTTACGCGAGCGAAGGCGTATGCACTGTTTCTCGATGGCGACTGGAAGAAGGTCGGTGTCGTGCAGGTTGCCGTTGTGAACGGCGGCGTGAACTACGCCTCCGTCCCGAACGTCGTGTTCGAGCCGGCAGGCGCCGAGGCCGTTGCGACTCTCACCAACGGCGTCGTCACCAGCATAGCTGTGAAGAAGCCCGGCAAATACGACGTGGCGCCGACAGTCACCTTCGAAGGTGGTGGTGGCACCGGCGCGACGGCAGTCGCCACTCTGGCAGCCTGACAGGAGAATCACCAATGGCAAACGACCTCGCCGCTCCCGGCCCTTTCGCTCCCTACGTCAAGTCGATCGTGGAGAATGACCCGCTAATGAGGCGGGTTCCGTTCCCTCACATGGACATCGGCGCCAACCCGACCTCCATGCCGACCGGCACGATGATCGGCGAGCGTCCGCCCGGCATCGAGCATGTCGGTAGCGGCGTGAAGAAGGCGGGCTGATCCTCATGTCGGAAGCGCTGACCGCCCACGATCCGAACTTCGTTACGATGTCGCGCGAGCAGGCCGACCTCATGCAGCGCGCGGCTGGCTTGGTGGATAGGATGCTGGGTGACCCATCCGTGGCACCGCAGGCCGAGGAAATCATCAAGAAGGTCAACCCAAACGCAGTGTTCCCGAACCGGGCATCGCGTGAGGCGCTGTTGGCTCCGGTGAACGAAATGGTCACCCAGGTTCGGACGGAAACGGCGGCGCAGATTGAAGCCGCCAACGCCCGCGCTGCCGCGATTGAGGCGAAATGGGCCGCCCGTGAAGAAAAGGAATCCGCTGCCGCTGCCGCCGCCGAACAGGCGGCCCTCGAACAGCGAGTGCTCGCCATCCAGACGAAGCGCGGCTTCTCCCAGGAGACGATGGACAAGGTGCTGGCGCGGATGCGCGACCAGAACAACCCTGATGTCGAATCGGCAGCAGCCTTCGTCGCCGAGTCCATCCCGAAGCCGCTGCCGGCGTCGGGTCACGACTACCTGCCGTCCCAGGTGGACGTGTATGGCGGGATCACCGACGCGCAGAACAAGGCGTGGGACGGTCTGCGAGAGAATCCCACCGGCTGGCAGACGCAGGAACTCCGCAACATCGTCAGGGACCCCGAGTTCCTGCGCCTCGGCCAGCAGTAAGGAGATCGGGTAAGTGTCAGGGACAATCACCCAATTCACCGGCCCCTCCAGTGGCGGCCTCGTTCCTGGCGGTCTTACCGGCCAGCAACTATCCTACATCACGCGCCGGGCCATCATCCCGACCGTCTTCGTGCAGGTCTATCAGGCGCACCCGTTGCTGTCGCTGTTGCTGTCCAACACGCAGGCTGCGATGGGTGGTGTTGGGCAGATCACCTTCCCGGTGCAGGGTTCGAGCTTCGTTTCGTTCCAGTGGGGCGGGTTCGCAGGCGACTTCCAAATCCCGCAAGATCAGGTCGCTCTCAACCAAGCACAGTTCAACCTCAAAGCCGGCATGGTGCCGATCGGCTTCTTCGGGTTTGAAAGCATCATCCAGTCGTCCGAAGTGGTTATCCCCAAGCTGCGGGCCGTGACCTCGGACGCCGCCGTGGTGATGAAGCAGTCGCTCGCCACGTCGCTGTATTCCTACGTGCCGAACAACTCTCCGCCGGGCAACCTCGCGCTCGACTCACTGGTGGGCGCCTACGACAACGGCACGAATGCCCCGACCTATGGCGGCATCAACCGCACCACCAACTCTTACTGGCAGGGCCAGTATTACCCGAACAGCGCGACCATCGCGAACCGACTGGGCGTGGCGGAAGCCATCGTCAAGGTGCAGACCGGTGCGGGCGGCGAGGCGCCGGACTTCATCGTGATGAACCCGGTGAACTGGGCCGCCTTGATGGCCGACTTCATATCGTCGGAACTCTACAACACCGACCCCAAGAGCAAGTATGGGCGTGGTGACTTCGTGAACTCCGGCTTCCGCGCGCTGCGGGTGCTCGACGTGCCGGTGTTCGCCGACATGTTCTGCCCGGTCGGCGAAATGTACATGATAAACTCGCGCTATCTCGCGATGTTCATGCACCCGTCCTTGCAGATGTATTTCACGGGGTTCGAGTCGATGATCCCGCAAGGACAGTTGGCTTCGATTGGCGTTCTCGTGGCGGCGCTGAATATGTGCTGCATGAAGCCATCGAGCGGCGCGCACTTCACCGGCATCACCAATCCGGCATGGAGCGGTGGCCCGCCGCCGCCGCCTTACCCGGCCTCGCAAACCGCCTTCAACGGTCAACCGCTGAACTGAGGACACAGGACAATGACAGCTCGCTTCGGTGGCGTTGGCGTCTCTCTCCCGCTCAACCAGCTTGGCACCAATTCATGGGCGCTTCAGGCCGGAGCGGTCATGTATATCCCGCCCGGCACGTTCAACCTCCGGCACGGCTCGAACTCGACAGTGCAGGCGCTCGATCCGGTCATGGGTGTGTTCCGCCCGCTCGGCTCAGATGGGGGCAACTTCCAGCAAGTAGACTCGGACGGCAACAATTACCGCGTCGCCAACCAGACTGGTTGCGCCGTCGCGGCACTGCTGACCCAGGCTGGCACCGGCTACACGTCGGTCCCGACCGTCACGCCTTCGGCCGGAAGCTCGGTGTGGCAGGCCATTCTCGGTCAGGTGGTTTCCTCGGTCACCGTCACCAATGCCGGGTCCAACTACCTGTATCCGCCCCTGGTGCTGATCCAGGCTCCGGGCAACCCCGGCATCTGCGCCGATGCCTATTGCACGCTGAATGCATCCGGTGGCGTGACATCGGTCACGATGATTGACGAAGGCGCCGGATATTTCGGGGTGCCGGCGATCAACTTCGTCAACGACCCGCGGGACAACACGGGCCAAGGCGCCCAGGGCGTAGCGGTGCTTGCCGGAAACGGCACTGTAACCGGGTTGCTTTGCACCAACCACGGCCTGCCAATCACGTCCGGCACGGTGCCAACCCTGACATTCTCCGGCGGCGGTGGTGCCTCGGCGACCGCAACCGCCATCATGGACTGGACCGTTACCAGCTACGCGGTGACCGCCGGTGGCGCTGGCTACAACGGCAACATCCAGGTCCAGACCCAGGGCACCGGCATCCCGACCACGGCGACCGCCTATACCAACCCGAACTCGCAAGCATCGTTCCTGCGCACCAGGGCGGCGCAGATCGAGGCGGCGCTGTCCTCCAATGCGATCACCGCAACTGGTCAGACCTTGATCGACGGCGGCCACATCGGCGGCATCACCTCCAACATCCAGACGTTGATCTTCGGTGGCACGGTCAGCACTGTGGCAACGCTGACCTTGGGCGTGGGTGGCGCGACGGACTACCTCTGGATTCAGCAGGGGTAATTGACGTGTCCCGCAAGGGTGATCGCAGTATGGCCGCGCTGGTTCTGCCTACCAATAGCGACGTGTCGCTTCTTCCGGCCGTCCGGGTTCTGGCAAGTCAAATGTCCATGCCCGGACTGTTGGAGTTGAAGCGTCTCGTGGATAGGCTCGTATTTGAGTCAATGTCAGACAAGGCGGCGTGACGCGGTGTGTCCCTACAGACATACATCAACGAGGTCCAAGACCTAATCCGAGATCAGCAAGGTCTGTTCGTCTCGCAACAGACCTTGACCTCCTACATCAACGACGCCCGAGCAGCGACCTCACTTCTTACGGGGTGCTGCCGCCGCTTGATTGTCGGAGTTCCTCCGTTTGGGGCGCAGTCAACGCCGGGGCTGGCGGTGCCGGGTGGTGCCATGCCGGGGTCCAATCCAAACAGCACGTTCTCCACCATCACAGGCCAAGAGCGGTATCCGTATATCGGCTACGGCAACAACTACCTCAATCAGCAATACCGTGGCCTGCGTGGCATCTGCGACGTGATCTCGGTGTCCGGGTCATGGGGCGGCGCTGTCCGCCCGTCGCTTGATTGGATGCCGTTCGAGGAGTTCCAGGCATTCTGCCGGTCGAACATTATCCTCGTGACGAACTATCCAGTGGTGTTCTCGATCTACAACGATGGCGAGGCCGGCGAGGTCTGGCTCTTTCCAGTGCCGCAGTCAGCCAATGAGATGGAGTGGGACACATTCTGCACGGCGGGGCCTATCTACACCAACGATGACTTTGACGCTGTGCCGGCGCCGTTCCGCAATGGTGTCAAGTATTATGCTGCGGCACGGGCGTTCGAGGCGCGCGGGTCCTATGCTGCCTCGCAACTGAATTACGAGAGGTTCTTTGATTCTAACCAGTTGCGCCGCGGTGCGGTAGATCGAGGTAAGGTCCCGACTCGATACCCCACATGGCCATGAATTACCCGGCTCATCCGTAATGTCCGACACCAACCAAAAACTAACCAAGTTATCGGCTGCTGCTGCCAAGGGCCTCGGCATCCCGCCCGATGTCCAGTTCTTCTCCCCGTGGCCTTTCGCTGGGATGAACCAGCAAGACGCGCGCACGGCGTTACAAGATCAAGAGTTCTTCTGGATAGAAAACCTGTTCCTGACCGGCAACGCTTCGCTGCGTTCTCTCTGGGACATTGGCACGGCGCTATACACTGCTCCTGTCGGCAAGACGATCGTCTATTTCGCTTGGTATAACCTCGGGACAACCTACTACGTCTCTGTGTTTCTTAGTGATGGCACGGCTGTTCAGGTGCAGCAGACCAACGGCGCCGTCACCACGATCAGCGCCACACCCGGCACGTTCTACACGGGGGGGCAGTTGCCATTTGCGGTGCAATCAGGTGCGCAATACCTCTTGATCTGCAACAATATTACACCGAACGCCTATTGGATATGGGATGGTGCGATCCTTTATGGCACCGGCACCATCGGGCCTTATCAGATCGGCGCGATTACCGACTCGGGCACGGGCTATTCGTCGGCTCCGTCTGTGACGCCGTTTGGCGGGACAGGCACAGGCGTGACAGCGATTGCGACCGTCACCAACGGCTCTGTCGTATCGCTCCAGATCACCAACCCAGGCACGGGATACAGCCCAGGGGATATTGTTCAGTTCGCGTTTTCTGGCGGTGGATCGGATAACAGCGCCATTCTCCAAGCCACGTTGACAGCCGGCGCGATTACAAACGTGGAACTGATTTTTGGTGGCACCGGGTATGTGACAGCCCCCACGGTATCGTTCTCTGGCGGTGGTGGCGGCACTGGCGCAACAGCCGTTGCCACGATCGCCGGGGGTGCGGTTACTGGAATTACTGTGACGGCCGGTGGATCAGGCTATACGGCCACGCCAACGGTCGGTATCAGCGGCGGCAGCGGGTCCGGTGCGAGCGCGGTTGCCGTCATCAATGCCACCAGCGTGGCGGCGATCAGCGTCATCAACGGCGGCACTGGCTTCGCCAGCACTCCTGCCCTGTCGTTCGAGGGCGGCGGCGGTGGCTCCGGGGCAATCGCTACGGCGACGATCGCCGGGGGCTCGATTACCTCAGTGGCGGTGACAAACGGCGGCACGGGCTACCAGACGGCTCCCACGGTGGTTGTCGCGCCGGGGTCGAATGACGCAGCATCAGCCCAGATCGACGTGATGCCGTTCGGTATATCAGGAACATGCATCGAGACGTTTCTATCCCGCATCTGGATATCAGCACCGGCACCCAACGGCACGCCGCAGACAGCCTCCACGTTCAACGTGTCTGCGCCGGAGTCGCTGACGGACTTTTCCTCGGCCGATGGTGGGTTGCTCTACAGCAGCAGCGATCGGTTCCTGCGCGCGGGCTACACGGCGCTGCATCAGAGTAACGGATACCTTTACCCGATCGGGGATAGCTCGGTTGACGTTATATCCAATGTGCAGACAGGGGGATCGCCAACAGCCACCAACTTTAATTACCAAAACACATCGGCGCAGGTCGGGTCCGTATGGCGCGACACCATACAGGATTTTGGACAGTCGGTGCTATTTGCGAACTCCAACGGCATCCAAGGTCTCTATGGTGGGGCCATCAGGCGTGTTTCGGCTAAGGTAAACAACATCTTTGACAGCGCGTTTCCGCGCGATCCTACGACAGGACAAGTGTCGATCCTACCGGGTGGACTGACACCTTCCGGGGCGGTGATGAATTTGCATACCATCCCGGTCTATCTGCTGTTGCTTAGCGGCATAGACCCGAACACCCAGGCGCAACGCAATTTCATGCTAATGTGGGATGAGAAAAACTGGTATGTGGCATCGCAAAGCGCCGCTCTGACGTTCATCGGGACCCAAGTGCAGAATAGCGTGATGACCGCATGGGGAACTGATGGCGCCAAACTCTATCCGCTACTGTCCTTGCCTTCATCCGCACTGACCAAGAGCATATACACGAAGCTTTATGGTGGCGAGCGCGAGCTTATCCAATACAACACGGCCGACATCTATTTCCGTGCCACGGACAAATCCAGCGGACAGGCCGGGGTGTCGATGACCGCCGTTCTCGAAGGTGCCGGGTTCAATACGCAGGTTGGGGCATATCCAACTCCGCCGACTGCGAACGTGGCGGCGATACCGATACAGCCGAACTTCAACGCGCCAGAAGGAACGGCCCCGAGTTGGGGAGCGCAGGCGAGCAATGTGCCGGGGACCGCCATCGGGGC